TGATTCAAATCTAATCAGTTCAACTTTTATACCCGCTCAAGGTAGTTCTGGAATAATTGCTCCTGACGCTCTACTTCACATCAAAAAAGAGAATGATGGAACGATAACAAATCTTACTTTGTTAAGTAATTCATCAACTCAGTATATCATAGACAACAACGATATCTCAGTTAACGGTACATTGCAATTTGACATCCATGCAACGGAAGCACTTGACATTCGATTGAGAGATGCATCGAATAACGTCATTACTCCGATTAGCGTAACTGATTCGGGTAATCATGCGACTATTGTACTACCGACTGCATCTGCTCCCGTTGGTGCAACGTTAATGAAAACGGGACAAACAACGTCTTATAGAACGGGTGACGATGGTGATATAGAAGCGGGTAGGGCTGTTGACTTTTTTACATTAGCTAGTGCCAATCCATTTGGTAATACTAAACGATTCACGGATGAATTAGGTGGTTCGACTTACACAAATAATATTGTAATTGATTGGTCAACTTATAACGGTAGTACCGTCTTGGGATATAGACGAACTGCAAACGGATCAAATATAGTTTGGAATAATGCAATAGATGGAGCATTAGCTGTAAGTATCGGTACATTTACAACGGGGTGGAGGTTGCCTAATATAAAAGAATTGCAAAATATTCAAAATATAGGATTAGCTTCATCTGATTTATTTAATTATTCACCCTTTAATTTAAATACAACTGCTAATTCGTTATGGTGTTCAAATACACTTGGGGTAAATACTGCTTATTCGTGGAGGTTTGCAATATATGGTAGTTGTGATTACCAACCTAAAACAAGTACTTTTCAATACATACCCGTACGAACATTCACCGTAACAGGAACAACTTTAACATAAAAAATATGACTTATACATTTCCACAATTCAAAGTAGAGATAGTTGACCCTACAATCGAGGTAAACTTAAATACAATACAAGACAAAGCAATCGACCAATTATTAAGCGTTGATGTTATTTTAACTACTGATACTGCAAAGTTTGGAGTAACTGCTGAAGATATGCCATATATCAATACTTGGGAAGATAGCGAAGTTGAAGGAATGGTTGCTAAATGGTTGAAGGAATTCGAAGTATAAATAGTTTTTAGCTTATATTTGCAACATGGCTACGTTCAAAGTAAAATACGCAACAAGGAATAAACTCGCAAGAGCCTTGCAGATGGAAATCAAGAAACTTGGTTTAATCGACTATGGTACAATGTACGATAGTGTGCGTATTTCTGCGATGACGGGAACGGAACTAAATAGAATTGATATTACTGTAAGTGTAATGTATTATTATTTCTTTTTAGATGAAGGAACGATTTACATTGATGCTTTCGACATAACGGATAGGTGGCTTGATAGTCCAATAGTTCAAGGTATAATAAATGAAATTGTACAAGACTATATTCAATGGCAGTTCGAGAAATACCCATTACTTGAAATGGCGAGAATACTAAACAATCCAAAAGTATTTGTAAACTTTAATTGGATAGATGAAAACGCTTTGCCTTACAAACTACCAGGAAGAAACATTCAAAATTTAGATTTCTAGTTCTTTCTTCATTCCTAAAATATTAAAGGCGAATACTAGATTAAGTTCTAGTACGTCTTTTATTTTAGTGACATCTTCATTGGCTAAATTGTAAAGTGTATGCTCCCAAGACCATCGGTTAATTTTATCTTCAGCTTCTTGTTCTTTTAAATCTTCTTCGTCTAGTTCAGCATCGTCAAGTTCGTCTTCGTCAAAGATTGGATTGAATAAGTTTTCATATACTTTTAAGAAGTTTTCACGAAACTTAATGTATTCCGCTATGATTCCGTAGACCGATGTAATTGGTAAATCGTTAAACTGCTCCTTCCGTTTTTCTATGTTAAACGAATAATCTTCAAAAATCAATTCTTCCCATTCGCTTAGTTTAGTTTTACGATACAATACTGAACTAATATAAGTCAAGTGTTTAACGTAATCATTGGCAAAGTAGTATTCCAGGTCGATAAACTCACCAAGTTTCAAATCATTCAATCCAATGTATGTAAGATTGTTTATCTGATTCTTGAAAATATTTGAAGGCTGCTTTTTTATAAACGTTACTTGCTTTACAATTTTGGAAAGTTCGTCTATTTCCATATCGTCGAATTCATCTACATCAATGTCAGTCAAAATAGATAAACATTCTATTTCGTAGCTAAATAAAGAGTCAAAGTCTTCGTTATTCAAAGACCTCAACTCTATGAATTGTTCGACTGTTATATCATTCCACGATTTCGGTAGCTTCAACTTGAATTTCTTTAGCGGTTTTACCTAACTTTTGACCAATGTAAGCAATAAAAGGAATAGCTATATTTGCTTTTTGCTCCTTAAACATCTTCGACTTTAAAGCAATGTGTGAATCTCCGTAATGTTCTGCTTTAGTTAGGTCAGTTCGTTTAAAAATAATAGCCATAACACGAGAAATATAATTTTCTGGAGATGTAGAAACTGCTTTTTCAATCATTTTTAAATCTCTAACATTCAATTTAAACTCATCTTCGTATGCTTGGTAAGTATAACCATCAAATTCAATTGATTTAAGAAACTTTTTTGTAGGCTTTTTCTTTGTATCGCAAAATTCTTTCACGATTTCCGTAAACTTCTCAAAATCCAAATCATAAACTTCATCTTCATTTGCTCCCAAGTCAATAAATATCTTTGCCCATTTCTCAAATTGGTCAAGTTCTAAATTATTCATTGTTGCGCTAAGTTTTTCAAACTGCTCAATTGTAAGTTCAGTTACTTCGTTGTTAATCTTTGTTGTTCCGATTTTTACCATAGTGTTTTTTTAGCAAATATACAAAAATATAACAAAAAAAAATGTATGCCATTATAATGTATGGCTAATGACATTCCTATTTTTAAAGTTACGATTGACGAAGACTATTCCGATGGGGAAATCTTAGGAATAGAGCAAGTCGCATTCACTTCTAAACCCGCAATTTTAGTTAAAGGAATGGCTTTTAATAGTCACTCTAAAGTAATGCAGTTTGCTGACGAGCCTAAAATGAGAATCGTAGCACCCGCCATGATTCCAATGGACATTTACCGTAACGATTCCGAAGGAGAATATTTTGTTCAATTTTCTGAACAAGAGATTGAGACAATTTATTCTGATTTCATGCAGAATCTAAACAACAAAAACTTATTCAACCTGGAGCATGACGCTGGACAAATTGTTCCCGCTTACATTCTTGAAAGTTGGCTAGTTCAAAATCCTAAAGAAGATAAATCATATAGTTCGTATGGTATTGAAGTACCTAAAGGAACACTTATGCTAACTGCTCAAATAACAGATAAAGAATATTATAATAAACTTGTTGAAAGCGGACAAGTTGGTTTTTCTATTGAAGGATTTTTAGGCTTGAAGTTAAGTATTAATAAACAAATAAAAAACAGTATGAATTTACCTGATGGAGAACATCTAATCGAAGGCAAAATCTACGTTGTTAAAGACGGAGTTGTTGTTGAAGTGAAAGATGCACCTATTGAAGTGGAAGTCGAAATGGCTGACGAAGAAGTAGTTGAAGAAGAGGTAGTGATGGCTGAGGAAGTAGAAGTAGAAGAAGAAGTTGTTGAAGCTGCAATGGCAGTTGACCCGACTGCTGACGCTGAAGCTATTCTTGCAATCGTTATGCCTACAATCGACGAAAAGTACAACGAACTTATTCAGCTTATTGCTGAAGTTAAAGCAATGATTCCAACACTTGAAGAAGAAGTTACGGAAGTTACCGAGCAAAAATTATCTGCTCACGAAAAATTAATGAAGTTTAACCAATTTAACAAAGACTAAAAATGTCAAGAAAATTAAAATTCGATTTAGACATCGAAACAAACGCACTACTTTGTGCTAATCCTAACGAGTTTTATTCTCGTGCTTACATTACTGAAGACATCGTAGATAACTATCGTACTTTGCCTGGTATCAAGTCAGCTACAAAATTAGCTAACGTTACTTTTGGTAATATCCTACAATCTTCTACTTGTGCTTTCTCTGCTCCAACTGACGCTTTGGATGCTATCGACATTGACGTTTGTGCATTGTCTGCTATGGCTCAAATTTGTCAGTTTGATTTAGAGCAATCTTTCCTTTCTTTGCAAATGGCTGCGGGTTCAAACGGAAGTTTCGAAGTTGCTTCTTTCATGTCTTACTATTGGGAAACAATGTCAATGCAAATCGGTGAGGATGTTGAGTTATTGAGATGGCAAGGTGATACTGATTCATTAGACCCTCTATTGTCTTTGTGTGATGGTTACCTTAAGCGACTTTTAGCAGATGCTGCGGTTGTAGATGTTGCTAACGTAGCTATTACTTCTACTAACGTTATCGCACAATTGACTGCAATATTGAATGCTGCTCCTGCAACTATCAAGCGTAAGAAAGCAGATTTACGTTTCTATGTTTCTTCTAACATTGCTACTGCTTACGAATTAGCTGCTGCAACGGGTAACACTCAAACGTTTGTAACGCTTCCTTTAGCTTTGACTTTTTTAGGAATTAAGATGGTAGTTGCTGAAGGTTTGCCTAACGATACTGCGGTATTGACTTTGAAGAATAACTTGATTTATGCTTTCGATTCTGAATCAGATGCAAAAGCGTTAAGAGCAGTTAACTTGAACGATACAGTTGCTGAGCCTTACTTGAGAACTCGTGCAAACTTGAAAGTTGGATTCTGGTATACAAATCCTACTGAGATTGTTCTTTATTCTTAATTAATAATTACTAACTAGAAAGGGTGGGTGGATTCGCCTACCCTTTTTTAATACATAAAAATTATGTCAATTTGCAATACAATAACAACAATCACAAAAGGATGCGATAACAATATCGGAGGCATCCAAACGGTTTACATAAATGACCAAAGCGAAGTAACTTCGGTAACAGTAGACGAACCGAATTGGGAAATAACTGCAATTACTGCGGGAGACCCTTTCATTCCTTTCGAATTCAAACGCAATACGGGTAACTATGTTGAAGACCAAGCAAACGATTTAATCAATGGCTCTTCTTTTGTAACTGCTACGATTACTTTAATGTTTCACCGTAGAGAAGCAGCGAAGTCTCGTTCTATCAAAATCTTAGGAGAAGGACAAAGAGACTTGGCTATTATAGTTTTAGATGCAAACGGAAAATATTGGTACTTTGCAAATGCACAAGTTACTGCGGTAGCTGAAGGAAGTGGTACTGCTAAAGCAGATGGCTCAAAGTATTCAATTACTATCGTTGCTGAATCAGAAAATTTAGCATACGAAGTTGACCCTACTATTATTGCAGGTTTACTAGTTTAAAAGTAAAATTTGCTATCCTCACCCTCACTTTAATTAGTGGGGGTTTTTTGTTTTATAACAAATCGTAATTAAAGACCATTATATAATATGATATACTTAGAAAAAGATTCTGCAAATACTTTTGTTCTCACGTTAACTGAGAGTTCAACTATTTCGAATCCTACCTACTTATTTTTATTCCAAAATGAATTTAATAAAAGTTCACAAGGTTTCCAATGGGTAGGAACTGATACTTCAGACTATAAAGAAAGATACAATTTATTCCAATTAGAAGAGGGAGTTGATGCAACCTTTATTCTTGGACAATATACCTATACTGTTTACGAATCTGCCGACCCTATCGTCATTGTAGACCAAGATATTAATTATTATACTGGTTTAAATGTAGTAGAAGAGGGCAGAATGGTTGTCGCAGGAGTAGTAACAAACACAATATACGATTAATGAAGATTTTAGGATTCGAATTTGGCTCAAATAAAGCCGTAGAAGTACAAGAATTAGGAGGATATCAAGCCTTTTCAACACCATTCTTAAAAGTAGGAAAAGGAGACTTATCTCTACCTTACGTTAATGCCCGTTTAAACGTTGGTAACTATGTTAGATTTGGCTCAGACAACCTTTACCCTCAGTTACTAAATCAAATGTACTACACGTCTCCGTTGCATGGTGCAATTGTAGACTTTAAAACAAACGCTACGGTTGGCGGTGGGTACGAATTGCAATATTCTCCGACTGCTTCACCAATGGAAAAGGTAGACATCTACGCATTTGAAAAGCGAATGAATTTAAAGAAAATTTTACCCGCAGTTACTAAAGAAAAAATCATTCATGGTAGAGTTTACTTTCACTTGCGATTTAATCAAACTGGAACGCTAATTTTTTGTAAGCACATCGCAGCGGATAAGGTTAGAAAGAACGCTACAAATGATTTATATTACATCTGCGATGATTGGTCTACTCAAATAAACATACAAACGATTAAGCCTTATAAATTCAACACAAAAGACCTTGAATTTCTTTATTGTTATGAGGACTATTCAGTAGGTCAAGACGTTTACACTTTACCGCAATATTCATCATGTATGAATTGGGCTTTTTTAGATGGTGAAATGTCTTATCTGCAAAAGTCAAACATTCAAAACTCTATCTTCCCATCGTTTGCAATGATGTTTCCTAAGAAACCACAAAACGAAGAAGAGAAGAACAGTATTAAAACAACAATCGATAGAGCAAAAGGTGCTACAAATGCGGGTAAAGCAATCGCATTCTTTGCTAATAATAAAGAATCTCTCCCAACGATTGAAGCAATACCTACGAATTCAAATGATAACTTGTTCCAGGTTACTACGGAGAGCATAGATTCAAAGATTTGTCAAGCGCATATAATAGACCCTATCTTAATGGGAATTCGAGTAAGCGGTAAGTTGGGAAGTGGCAGCGACATCAAACAATCGTATGTAATTTTTGAAAAGAATAGTATCATTCCTTTGCGTAACTCAGTCGAAGAAATCTTCAATGAGATTTTAGCTATTTGTAATATAAACGCAAAGCTAGTAATCAATAATTTCCAAATCGTTAACGAAACTATTGTTGAATTAGATTCTACTTCTTCAGCTACCTCAGACGCATTGAATGCTATGTCTCCATTGGTGGCAAACAAAGTGCTTGATTCAATGACGCAAAATGAAATTCGTAAGTTAGCAAGTTTACCGCCCGTAGAAGGTGGAGACGTAGCTACTTCTTCAACTCCTTCAACTCCGATGCTATGATTTACTTTGTAACTGAAAACTACCTAAAAACACAAACGCCAATAACTGCAAACATTGACGTTAACAATATCGTTCCGTTTATCAAGACACAATCAGACATGAGAATAATGCCGATTCTAGGTACTTATTTTTATAACTACGTTTTGGCCGCTTATAACAATCAAACATTAACTGTTGACGAAGAAGAATTAGTAACTTACATTCAACCTGCAATTGCATGGCGAAGTGCTGAAGATGCAGCTTTCGGTTTATCGTACCAATTAAAGAACAAAGGAATCCAAACGCAAAATGGAGACTATTCTAATAACGTTAGTCAAGGAGAGGTCAACTTTGTACAAGACCATTACGCTCAAAAAGCTAGTTTCTACGAGTCAAGATTATGGAAATATTTGGATATGAATAAAGACTTATTCCCCAATTTTATTTCGCCTTTAAATAGAGATTCGGACATTAGACCATCGGTACAACAAACGCAAGGATTTAACGATTCAATAATCTTTTTATAAATAAACCACAATGCTTGAAATTTTAGAAACTATTAAAAAACATGGTGCTTTAGGAATGACTGTCATCGCATTGATTTGGATGAACACCAGGTTAAATTCCGTTGAAGATAAATTGTATAATTGTCTAAGCGCAAACCAAGAAATACGTCAAGCATCAACGCATAGTAAGGTGGAGATTAAAGAAAAACTAATTGCGATACTCCCAAATGATAGAAAGAATAAAAAGTTTATTTCGTGATACTTTAAAAAAGGAAGGTAAATGGTCAAGAACTTCGCTTACAATGTTTACTTCTTTTTCTATTTGTGTGCTTGTTGGCTTAATAGATTTCTTTATGCATGGTTTTAATACTGAAGTATTCTTCGGTTTTCTTTCAGTTGCGGTAGGTAGTAAGATTTCTGATTCATTCAGTAAAAAATTAGAAAAATGAAAATAAATTTTACGCATTTATTAGCGTTTATTTGGGCAAGTATAATGTCCTTTTTTATTTTATTAATGCTTTATGGTTGTTCAGCTTCGTATCACTACGGAAAAGCAGTTAAAAAAGGAATGAGATGTGAAACAATTTCCGACACAATCGAGATTCAAAAGATTGATTCAGTATTCATAAATAACGAATGGGTTAAGTATGTTACCAAGTACGATACGATAGTGCGTTACAATGAAGTTTTCGTGCCTAAAACGAGGTATCAGATTAAAACGGAATATAAAATAAAACGAGATTCAATAGAAGTTGTAAAATACAAGACGAAAATAGAGTATAAAACAATCAAGAAAAAGTGGAATTTCCCTATTAAAATTCTAATTATTTGTTTTGCCATTGGATTTGTGATAGCTTTGGCAAAAGTATATTTAAGAAGATAGTGCAATCCGTTGCACAATTAAGTATATTTCACCAAGATTAAGCAGAAATAACTATTGAAAGTGTGATATATTGCACAATTAATATGTTTACAGTAAACAACTAAATGTAAATAAGATGCTGACAACTAAAGAAATGATTGCCAAATATGGCGCACCAAATCCTGAAGGAACGTATTTAAAAACGATTGTACTACCTTATCCATTCCTATACGATGGTAAACCAGTCAGTAAGATGCGATGTCATAAACTTGTTGCTGATAAATTCCTAGCGGTTTTTAATGATATCCTGGCGCATTATGGATTAGAGGAAATTAATCGACTTGGTATAAACAAATACGGTGGTTGTTTTAATTATCGAGTTATGCGTGGAGGCACACAATTAAGCCGCCATTCTTGGGGTGTAGCAATAGACCTAGACCCAGAAAGAAACACATTAAAAGAAACAAGTAAGACTGCTAGGTTTGCAAGACCTGAATATAAGCCAATGATTGATATTTTTTATAAGCATGGATTCCTAAGTTTAGGAAGAGAGAAGAACTACGATTGGATGCATTTTGAAATCGGAGAATAAAATCTTAGACCTTCTTAACGAAGGTTTTTTTATTTACAAAAAACCACAAAACAATGTCAAGAAAAAAAGGAGTGAACAAGGATAACCGTATTAGATTGAATTCAGATGAATTAGAAATCATCAAACAATATAGAGGTATTAAAAATGCAACTGATTCAGTAGATGTAAACGATGAAGACGTTAAACATGGTTGGATTAAGACTGACAAAGCGTCTTTATTCTTTAAAAATCCAAATTTTAAGACTGAAACTGAACAAGGATTTGAGATAATAAAAGAAGAAACAATCAAAGAAACAAAGAAACACGCACCAAAATATAAGAAGATTGAACGCATAGAAGATACCGAAGCTAACTTACTAGTGATTGACATAGCAGATTTACACATAGGAAAACTTTCTAGCGCATTTGAAACGGGGGAGGACTATAATTGTCAAGTAGCAGTAAAACGTGCTAAGGAAGGATTAATCGGTATTATTCAAAAAAGCAAAGGATATACAATAGACAAGATTTTATTTGTAGCAGGTAATGACATTTTACATACCGACAATACAAAGAGTTCTACAACGTCAGGAACGCCACAAGATACCGATGGCATGTGGTATGATAATTTTCTAACTGCAAAAAGATTATACATTGAACTACTTGAAATGCTTATACCAATAGCAGAGGTTGAAGTAGTTTATAATCCATCTAACCACGATTATACGCATGGATTCTTTTTAATGCAACTTATTGAAGCACATTTTAACAATAGTAGTAATATCAAATTTAATGTAGATATGAAGCATCGAAAAGCATTCCAATACTTTGGTAACTTTATCGGTACTACTCATGGTGATGGTGCT